TCAAAATTCGCGAAAAATCGCTGCATTTTTTTAAACTTCAAAAGCTTTTAAGCGATCTTGATTTAACATAAACTAAATATTTCAATTTTCAAAATTTTCAAAAGTAATAATTAAGATTTAAAACGGTTTGGGACTTTAATTTGCAATTTTCAGATATAAAAAATTCTCGACACGGCAAGGTTTGGTATAGGAATACATGTACGTTACTTGCTAAACTTTAAATATGATACCTGTGCTAATTATTAGTCGGTAAAATATTTAAACCGGAGCGTGATATTCCTATGACCAACAATCGGCTCTCTCAGCTTCGCTATTTAAAAAAAGAAATTAAAATGCACCAAGAAAGATTAACAGAACTTCAAGCACTGGCAGAAATCAAATCATCCGTTATTACCGGAATGCCAATTTCAAAAAGCATATCGGATAAAATAGGATATTCAGTTATTAAAATAATCAGTATGAAAGACACTCTTTCAAAGCTTTGTGAAAAACTAACCGATTACATCGAAAGTGTTGATGATCCAATTGTGCGTTTGATTTTGACATACAGATATGTAAATAATTATAGCTGGCAAAAAACAGCCTTTAAAATCGGTGGTGGAAATACAGTGCAATGCCTTAGAATGCGTCTTTATAGGTATTTTAAAAAAACAAAGTCGAAAAACTTGTAGCAAGATGTAGCACTTTTTTGATGCAAAATATAAAATGTAGGAATATAAGCTCTGGGAACAGGGCTATTTTTTGCACAAAAATAAAAAAGTAAAGGAGTAGGCTGAAAATGAACAAAAAACAATTCATAAGAAAGTATGCCGAATATGCTAATTTAAAAATCTGTGAATCCGAAAGAATTTTAAAAAGCTTAAGCGAATTAATCACAAATATGGTTGCTTCGGGAGAGAAAATTAATATTCACGGATTCCTAGAAATCAGCACAAAAGAGGTTAAAGACCGTATGGGAACCGACCCAAGAACAGCAGAACCGATGTTAATTAAAGGAGGTACGAAAGTAGTATTTAAACCCGGATCAATACTAAGAGCAGCTGCAAAAAGTGCTGATGCCGAATGAAACAAGCAAAGGAAACTAAATATAGATGCTCTGTCTGTGGAGATGAGTTTAGACGAAAAAGTAACGCTTTTACGCCGGTAAGGTCCTTGCTTTACAAAGGCAATGGCGGTTTTTTAACTATCTGCAAAACCTGTGTCGGAGAGATATACACAAAGTATCTTGAAAAATTTGACGGTGACGAATGCAAGGCTATAAAGCGAATGTGTATGCTTCTCAATATATATTTTTGCGATTCACTTTTCGAGGCTTCAAAAAACTCAAATCAGTCAAATCGTATGAACGCTTATCTTTCAAAAATCAATTTAGTTCCATACATCAATAAAACGTTCGATGATTATCTTTTTAGCGGTAGTTACGAGGATTTAAACACAGAAGAAACTCCAGAAACAAAAGCAAAAAAGATTTCGAACAAGTATATAAAAGTTTGGGGGTATGGTTTTACTTACGAAGAATACCAGTTTTTAGAGGGTAAATTTTCTGAATGGAAATCAAAGGTCATAATCGACAGCATGGCAAGAGAAAGTTTAGTTCGGGATTTATGCGTAATAAAACTTCAGCAACAAAAGGCAATTCAAAATGGAGAAGTTGACCTTTGGGGCAGACTTCAAAAAACATTTCAAGATACGCTTTCAAGTGCCAATCTAAAACCAATTCAAGTCGAAAATGACGAAAAAACTGCTGAAAAACCGCTTGGGGTTATGATAGAAATGTTTGAAAATGAGGACCCGATACCCGAAGTAAATCCCGAATGGAAAGATGTTGACGGCATAGTTAAGCTTTTTAATATCTATTTTCTTGGACACTTATCAAAAATGCTTGGGATTAAAAACCGATATTCCAAAGATTACGAAGAAGAAATGCAAAAGTACCGAGCTGAAATTGACGATATTAAAGATGCTTCCGATGAAGATGTTTTTGAATATCTGAGCGAAAAAGGATTTACAGAAAGCGAGAAACAAAATGAGTAGCGATAAACTCAAAAAGCTCAGGCGTGGTGTCGGAAAATGGACAGCTTTTTACAGGGAAAATCCTCATAGATTAGCGGTTGATTATCTTGGAATGAAATGGCTTAAACCATTTCAGCAAGCGTTGATTGTCATGTGTTTTAAGTACAACTACACTATGATTATCGCAAGTCGTGGTATGGGTAAATCCCTTATTGCTGCGATTGTCTGTGTTTTAAAGTGCATTTTATATCCCGGAATTAAAATCTGTATTGCCGCCGGAAAACGTGGACAAAGCGTTAATATCATTAAGAAAATTATTGAGGATTTCATGACTTCTTCGGCTAATCTCCGAAACGAAATTGACGATTATAAAATTAGCCTTAGCGTTGCAAGTGTGCATTTTAGAAATGGCTCATCTATTCAGGTCGTAACTGCTGCGGACTCTGCAAGGAGTGCAAGAGCAAATTTCATTCTTGCTGATGAGTTTGTGCAGATAAAGAAAAATATTTTGGATAAAGTAATAAGGAAATTTAAGGCGGGTCAGCGAACACCGAGATTTTTCTTGAAATCAAAATATAAAGACTACCCAAAAGAGCCAAATACCGAACTTTACCTATCCTCTGCGTATTATAAATATCATTACAGCTACGCAAAATTTAAGTCCTTTTTCAAAGCTATGATTAAAGGCGATAATTATTGTTGTGTTGGGTTTCCATATCAGCTTCCTGTGTCACAAGGATATTATCCTATTGAGCAAATTAGGGACGAAATGCTTGAAGATGATTGGGATTCAATCGGGTGGATGATGGAAATGGATTCGCTATTTTTCGGGCAATCAGAAAATGCTTTTTATTCTTTTGATGAACTTTCTTCGGCAAGGAAATTATTAAAACCTATCTATCCAAAGCATTACTATAATCTTTTAAACGATAGCAATTTTAAGTACCCAACCAAGAAAAATGGAGAGATAAGAATACTTTCTATTGACGTAGCGACACAAGGCGGAAAAGAAAGCGATGCCTCTTGTTTTAGTGTTTTGCAGCTTATTCCCTATGGACAAAATAGATACTTGCGAAACGTTGTTTACATGACAACTACCAAAGGCGGACATACGTTTAACCAAGCAATCAAGGCACGTAGACTCTTTTATGACCTCGATTGCGACTATATAGTCCTTGACTCGCAAGGTGTTGGAATTGGAGTTTTTGATAACCTAGTGCAAGAACAAACGGACGATGAAAGGAACATAGTTTACCCTGCGTGGTCGTGCATAAATGACGAAAGTATGGCAAGTAGGTGTAAAAGCCCCGATGCTCCTAAGGTTATTTATTCAATCAAGGCGAGTGCACAGTTTAACTCCGATGCTGCCGTTTCGCTAAGAGATTCAGTAAGGCAAGGTAAACTGCGACTTCTAATACAAGAGAACGAAGCAAATGAAAATCTTGGAAAAATTAAGAAATTCGGTAGCTTAGCTATTGAAAATCAAGTTTTGTTTCAAGAACCTTTTTATCAAACAACAGCACTCATAAATGAGATGGTAAACTTAAGCTTTACAGTAATTGAAGGAAGAATAAAAATCGAAAACAACGGCGGAACTTTGAAAGATAGGTTTTCCGCTGTCTCTTATGCCAATTTGATTGCAAACGAACTGGAACGAAATGGCAGAGCGTTTCAGAATGAGTACGAATTTCAAACATTTATAAATTAGGAGGTGTATTTCTTTGGGAAATTTTGAAGTGAATAGTTTTTGGGGATATGAAAATGCTTCAAGCGGTAACTATGCAAATAATGTGCTTAACAAATCTTTTGACGAGCTTGCGGAAATCATCAAAAATCCTATGGATAACAATGAGGAGCTTCGAAATCTAAGTAAAGAGATATATTCTTCATCGGGAATTTTTAGTAATGTAATTGACTACATGACTAGCATTTTAACGCTTGATAGAATTGTCATCTCAAAATCCAAAAGAAACAAAGAACGAACCGAGAATATACTTCGGAAAATCAAAGATAAAGAGTTTATCAGAGATATGCTCTTTAGGGCGATGATTTATGGTGTTAGTGTTTCGTATTTAGAAACCGTAAAAAAGCCAAGAAATAATCAAAAATTCATGGCAGAGTATGACGTTAAAAGTATTTCGGAAATAAATTCAAGCGAACTAAATGTTTCTGTTTGCAATTTACCGATTGACTATATACAGATTGTAGGGATAAAAAATGGCAGCTATGAAATTGCATTTGACCTTAATTATTTCACCAATTTTTCGGGCGAGAAGCTTGAAAACAAATTAAAAAGATATCCAAAAGAAATAAGAGAAGCTTTTTCAAAAAGAAGCAAAAACAGCGGTCTGCCTAATTGGTATGTGTTAGATGCTTCGAAAACCATAACACTGAAAATCAGAAGTAGCCGTGAAGAAAAGTGGGGTCGCCCTATTGTTTTACAAGCTATTAAGGATATTTTGTATTCGGACTACTGGACTAACACCAAACGAAATGTTCTTTCTGAAATTAACAGTAGGATTTTCTATATGGAATTTCCTCAAGGCAAAGAGCCAGGAACGAGTGCACTCACTCAAAATCA